ATTGTTCGCTCAGGGCTTGTCAAAGAGTACATTACTGCAAAATTGGAATCTGGTTTTTAATGTGTTATAATAAGGACAAATTGAGGTTTTAATGTTTAACCATATTGATAATGTTCTCCCTAAACTTGAAAGAGAGACAATTGATGGAGTAAGATATTACTCAATACCTGATGAAAATCAACTTATTAAGATGGTTTCTATCACTTCAATAACAAGTCATTTTAATAAGGAAATCTTTGTAAAGTGGCGCAAAAAGGTTGGTGACGAGGAAGCAAATAAAATTACTAAGGCAGCAACCAGTCGTGGAACTGATATGCACACTTTAGTCGAAAATTATTTGTATAATTTAGACCTACCTTCTGTCCAACCCTTATCAGAATTTCTTTTTAAGATTGCTAAGTTTGAGTTAAGTAAGATTAATAATATATACTGTCTAGAAGGAGCACTATATAGTAAGCAACTTGGTGTTGCAGGTACGACTGATTGTATTGCCGAACACGATGGTGAACTGTCAGTAGTTGATTTTAAGACTTCTAAAAAACCAAAACCCAGAAAATGGATTGAAAACTATTTTGTTCAGGCGATGTTCTACGGAATGGCACTGTATGAAATGACTGGAATTAGAGTTAAAAAATTAGTAATTATAATGGCTTGTGAAGATGGAGAATGCGTTGTCTATGAAGAACGAGATTTGGACAAGTATATGAGGCTTGTTATTGTGTATATTAAAAAGTTTGTATCTGATAAACTTGAGTTGATATCTGTTTAATTAATTAGTATTATTATTGTGAGATTATGACAAATTCATTAAAAACCTTTCTAGAACTTAATATAGAAGATATGGAAATTACCGAAAAAAACAAAGAACTAGAACAGGCAATCGAAGATAAGTTTTTGACTTCATCTAAGTTCTCAAGTGAAATAGAACGAGTAGTTCTGGAAGAAAATTGTAATTATATAGATGCCATTTGTCATTATTGTGAGGTTAATGGTATTGATATAGAGTCTGTAACTAAATTGGTTTCTAAACCACTTAAGGAAAGACTAAAGAATGATGCAATCAGTCTTAATTTTATGCGTCGAATTTCTAAAGCTAAGTTGCCTATCTGATGAGTCCTTTTGAGGTTTATCAAACTTATCTTGGCATCAAGGCACACTTCTCAAATCCGAAATACGATTATTTAAAATATAAAAAAACAAGAGCGTCTATAGATTCTTTTAATAAAAGAAAAGATCGTTATTTTTTTGAGAAAACATCAAGAAAATATAATGATAAAGAAATAGTAGACTTTTTACTCTCAAACTTTATATCCACAGACAACCCGCAGAAATTATGGATTGGGGAGATTATAAATTCTGGAGAAAGAATATATACCGAGTGGATGAAACGACAGCAGAGTTTAACTTACTTGTTCAAAGAACAATCGGAAGAATTGTTCTCGGAAACAAAATTAGAGAATGTCTTAGATTGCTCGAAAGGTCATCCAATAATTCTTAAAAGACTTCTTGGAGGACAAATATCTCCAGAAACTTTTATAATATATAATAAGATATTTGGTTTTTCTGAAGAGTATGACAAGAAACTTTTAGACCCAGTATGGGAAACTGTAAGTTTAAAAATTCGTAAATATTCAGTTTTTCTAAATATTGATATATTTACATTTAAGAAAATTTTGCGAAATATTATAAATGAGTGATTTTTTTAACTCTGATATTATTCAGGAAGAAATTAAAGAGATTGGTGATATTCAAGACCAAATATACGGAAGTATATTAACTTTTGGTATGATGAATCGTGAAACTAAAATTGAATATATTGAAAAATTAAATGCGCTACTTCAGAAACAAAGAATAATGTATACTCGTCTTTCTCTTTCTGATGATCCAGAATCTTTAGATATGAAAGAAAATATGAGGAAGTCAGTTTCTTTAATGGGATTTCCTCCAGAAACTGATATGCAAGTTTTGTTTATGAGTGTTGATAAAACAATTGCGGCACTTAGGAGTTATGTTGACAGTTGATTAAATATTTGCTATAATGCTAGTGGACTAAATCCAAACTATCCAATTTATATAGACAATCCTTATGTCGTTTGAAAATTTAAAAAAACAATCCAAACTCGGTTCTCTTACTGAAAAGTTGGTAAAAGAAGTTGAGAAGATGAATAATTCCAGTAGTTCTTCTGGTGATGACCGCTTATGGAAACTCGAATGCGACAAAGCACAAAATGGTTATGCCGTAATTCGTTTTCTTCCTGCCCCTGATGGTGAAGATTTACCATTTGTAAAACTTTATAGTCATGCATTTCAAGGTCCTGGAGGTTGGTATATTGAGAATAGTAGAACTACCATCGGGGAAAAAGATCCACTTTCGGAGCATAACGGACAGTTATGGAACTCTGGGATTGATTCAAATAAAGAAATTGCTCGCAAACAAAAGCGCAAGCTGACTTATGTAAGCAATATCTATGTTGTTAAGGATCCTGCCAATCCTGAAAATGAGGGTAAGGTAATGTTGTATAAGTATGGTAAGAAAATCTTTGATAAGATTACTGCCGCAATGCAACCAGAGTTTGAGGACGAGTCTCCGATTGATCCATTTGATTTTTGGCAGGGTGCCAATTTCAAACTCAAGGCAAAGAATGTTGCCGGATATAGGAACTATGACTCTAGTGAATTCACCACTCCTGGACCTCTTCTGGATAATGATGATGCAATGGAGGCACTTTGGAAGAAGGAGTATTCTCTTTGTGAATTTATTGCTCCAGACCAGTTTAAGTCTTATGATGAATTGAAGAAGCGTCTTGATTCTGTATTAGGTTCTAAGACTTCTGTTCGTATTGATTCTGAAGTTGATGATGAGGATGACTATCGCGGGTCTTCTAAAGAACTCGGTACTGATTTGCGAGAAGAACTGAGTAATCTAAAACCATCTCGCCGTTCTGTGGTTGAAGATGATGAAGATGAAGATTCAACATTATCATATTTCGCAAAATTAGCAGAAGACTGATATATTATGGGGAGAGTTTTCTCCCCTTTTTTATGGCATTGTAACTCTTGTATTTTCGGTGCGAATTAATTTTTTATTAATATATTGTGAAGATTTTTCATAATACATAATTTTTTTCATATCATTTAAATATTGTTGTAAATAATTTTGTCTTAATAAGTATATTGATCTTTTTTTATTATTTTTAATTGTTTCATATTGATAATTTGATATTCCAACAACTGGATTTATTGTTGCATTATAATTATTTGGATTTGGGATGCTGAAATTAGAATCTACTACTTTCCCAGATGGAAGTATCAATCTTCCTTTAGAATCCTTAATTTCCTCAGTCTCATAATGATGAATATCATTTAAATTATTTCCGTATATTTGTTCCGAATATCTGGAAATGTCTTTGTCCGAAAGAGGCCATTCATCTCTAATATTTACAATACCTGCGGTTAATATAACCACCCAGTCATAATCTGATTTTCCATAAAGTTCTTCGGCAACTGTATCTGGTCTTGCACCTTCTGGAATCTGATACTTATTAAATAAAGTAAATACATTATTTAAATCATCTCTTAGTTTTACTCTGCGAAATAAATTTTTTGCTCTCACATAATTTTGTGAAGAATTGCTATCCACAAATGGAGATTGGTATTCTATATCTGGAAGCTCTCTAAAATACGACATATTAATATCCTACTCCAGTTATACCTTTAACTGTTACATAGTCTTCATAATAAATTGGATTAAGTTCAGTAAATCCTAAATTCATTTTCATATGGACTGGTGTACTGTCGGAGTATGTTGAATAAGAACCAGACCCGGTATAGTTTGTGGTCATGTTTACCAAAGCACAAGGTTTAAACACGTTTAGGAATGGATGATCATTTTTTCCACTTTTATAAGTTAAAATGAATACATTTGGTGCCGAAATGAATAGTCCGGCACCTTCATTAGTTCCACCAGTTCTTGGTGCCATTCCAATTTTAAAAGTCCTTATAATATTTTTTACAACCTTAGATTCTTTACTATCTCTTGGGGTAAAATCAAAATCAAAACTAAAACTTCTTAAATTTACACCACTAAATAGTAATTCTAAATTTGGATTAAGAACTTGTCCGGTTGCTCTTGATATTAATCCAGAGGTACTAGTATTTGCTCCTAATGAATTTACTAATTTTGAAATAACTGCATTTTTAATCAAATCTTGAGCTCCACCTTTCAATATGACTTCACCAGATGCAGTTAAAGATTTCTCTGCAATATTTCGTAGAGTTTTCAGTGATGGAGAACCGAGTACTGCATTAACACCACCTACTGCAACTGCTGTTATAGGATTTATCTCATCTTTTCCCCAACTAACTTGATTTGTATCTCCAATATTTGAAGGTATTGGTAATTGTATTGTTTGTTCTATCATTTCTACATTAGAATTTTTATCACTCCCTGTAGGAGAAACTATAGTTTTTTTCTCCTTATCAAAGTCGATAAATCCTGGAGGATTGTACTTAACTAAAGAAATTTCTAAATAATCGTCATCTTTACCAATACTTTTTTGAGGATACCTAAGTGTATATGCCGGAATCATATTTGTGGTTATAGGTCCGGAGAAAGACATATTACTTAGTTTTTAGTTATTTAGACTATGTTGATAATATTTTTTTATATGGAACATCGTGTAGGTAATCAAACTCTGGTCCTTTTCTTATAATATGAAATGAACTATTAACTCCTTGCCAAACATAATTTCTATAATCTCCCCAGTGGACATTATATCCTTTAAATCCTGAAAGTGAAATTGATTCCACTAATAATAATGGATGTTTATCATAAGCAATATTTGGTGTTTTTGCTGTATATATGAAGGTATATATTTTTCCTGGACTTGGATAGGGTTCCGTTTCATCAAAAACATCTTGTATGAGTTCCATAATTTCATCAGGACTATCATTTATTTGGGATATTCTTTGTATCATTATTTCAACTTTATTTATTTTCGGTGCCATTTTGGTTACTTAAATAATTCTTTTTCTGTGATTACTTTAAATGTCCATCCTTTATCTTTGCAATATTCTCTAGCAGCTTCCCATTTAGATTGATTTTTTGCATATTCATATGCCTCATATATGTATCCTTTTGTTTGTTTTTTTGGTTTTGCTGGTGGCATAGTTTGTTTATATGGTTTAATCTCAATTAAATATTTTTTAATACTTCCATCAGGTTCCTTGACTTTTATATAAGCATCTGGAAAATATCTATGTATTCTCCCGTCGATTGGAGACCTATAAGGAATTGCAAGTTCTTCTGATGCATATTCTAAAATATTTTCGTTTGTATCACAATATTTTAAAAATTTAAGTTCCCATAAAGATCGATATACAATATTTGAAGGATTACCAATATATTTTTTTGGAAATGATGGATTGAATTTTCCTTTATAAGACATCTAAATAACTATAATTAGACTTATATACGGTATTTAGAGTGCCATCTATACGCAAAATATCAGATTTTAAGCCACTATTCACTAATGTTGCTCAGACCTCACACTTTCAGGTTATTTTTGGAGGACTTCCTGGTCCATTATTGACTCATTTGTTATTAAGAGGAATAGATCCACTGTTTATTGCTCAGGATGCTGGTCTTCTTTGCTATTCGGCATCTCTTCCTGCAACATCTCTCATGACCTCGGATATCACAAACAATTTCACGGGAATTGATGAAAAAATAGCTCATCGCCGAACATTTGTTCCAATAACATTAGATTTTTATGTTGACAGTAATTATAAATCCTTAAAATTTATGGAGCACTGGATAGAGTTTATTGCAGATGGATCTGGTGCACCTAAATCTCAAGAAGGGTATTTCTTTAGAATGCAATATCCAAAATCGTATAAAAGTAATAGAACAAAAATTATTAAATTTGACCGAGATTACAAAAAAGAAATAGAATATAACTTTTTTGATCTTTTCCCAGTTGAGATGAGTTCTATTCCAGTATCTTATGGAAATTCTGATGTGTTAAAAATGAGTGTTAATTTTAGTTATTTACGATATGTCTGTGGAAAAACTTTAAGTTTAGATATTTTTAGAAATATTGATAATAATAAAAAAAATGATATTGATGACAATCTGACTGAAAGAACTAATGAAATACTTGAGCCAGATTTTGGTGATGGTGGGGGTCCTGTTGGAGATTCTGTTGGTGATAATAGTGGTATTGGTGGATATGGAGACGGGGACAGTGGATCAGGAGGTGGAGGAGACGGTGGAGCAGGAGGAGACGGTGGTGGTTAAATTGAATCTAGAATTATTTAATAAACCTAATAAATAGATTTATATCAATTGAATTGAATACAGAATGGCACTTCCACGCATCAATACTCCAACTTATGAGTTAGAAATCCCTTCACTACAAAAAAAGATAAGATATAGACCTTTTCTTGTTAAAGAAGAAAAGATTTTAATTATCGCACTAGAGAGTGAAGATTCTAAACAAATCGCAAATGCTGTTAAGAATGTAATTTCAAATTGTATTCTGAGTAAAGGAATTAAAGTTGAGACTCTATCAACTTTTGATATTGAGTATTTGTTTTTAAATATTCGTGGTAAATCTGTTGGGGAATCTGTTGAGGTATTAGTTACCTGCCCAGATGATGATGTTACTCAGGTTCAGGTAAGTATTAATTTAGATGAAATTAATATCAAAACTGACCCAAAACACTCTAAGGATATTAAGTTAGATGATACTTTAACTTTAAGAATGAAATATCCATCTATGTCTGAGTTTATTAAAACTAATTTTGATTCTCGTGAATCTGCAAGTGTTGATGATACTTTTGATATGATTATATCTTGTATTGACCAAATTTATTCGGAAGAAGAATCGTGGAACTCTGGAGACACTACAAAAAAAGAATTACTAGAATTTGTTGAGCAATTGAGTTCTAAGCAATTTAAAGAAATTGAAAAGTTTTTTGACACTATGCCAAAACTTTCTCATACGCTTAAAATTATAAATCCAAAAACAGATGTAGAAAGTGAAGTATTGTTGGAGGGTTTGTCTGCTTTTTTCGTGTAAGTATGGCGCATACTGATCTTGCGTCATACTATAAGACAAATTTTTCACTCATTCATCATCATAAATATTCATTGACTGAACTAGAAGATATGCTTCCTTGGGAAAGAGAAATATACATAACTCTTTTGCAAAATTATATAGAAGAAGAAAATTTAAAGAATCAGGCAAATGGATGAAACTGAACAGATATCTCAAAGTGAATCTGCCCCTGAATCTGGGGAAATTTCGTCTGCGAAAACTAATAATACAACTACTCGTAGAACTAAAATATATTCAAATATTTTTAGATCAGATCCTAAAATTACCGCAATTGTTCAAACTCAAAGCTCAATAATATCTGGATTACGAAAACAAATTGATGCATTAAAAATTGAATCTTCTTATTTAAATACGGCATTACGAACACAAACACAAACAATAAATGGATTGCAGCAGTTTGTTGGTGTGTTACGAAATGAAGTTTCTGGTCTTAATAATTCATTAAAATCAGCTGTAACATTAATTAATACTGATTCTATAATAGACCGATCTCAGGAAAGAAGGGAGCAACGGGAGCAACAACGCTCAGCCGAAATGGGATTACGAAGAGGTAGAGAGAGTATTGTGGAAAGATCAATACAAAAATCTTTAATTAAACCAATTCAAAGTAGTTCTAGAGATACATCAAAATCTTTAAATAGTTTATCTAATATATTTAAAACACTATTCTTTGGATGGTTGGCAATTTCTACAATTAATATTTTTAAATCTCTTTCGGGAGATAATACTACCAGTTTAAAAAATATTATCGATGGTGTAGGAAATAAAATTAAGGATTCATTAAAAATATTTAAAGATATCTTTGACGGAACTACTACGATTACAACCATAATTGATAATATTAAAAAATTAATTAATAAATCAATTATCGAAACTCCTATTTTGAAACAAGTATTTGATTCTATATTAAAATTTATGGGTGTTGATGTAGAAGAAAAAACTGAACCTGATAAAACAGGTACGGGTACTGGTACTGATAATAAAACGGGTACGGGTACTGGTACTGATAATAAAACGGGTACAGGTACTGGTACTGATAATAAAACAGGTACGGGTACTGGTACTGATAATAAAACAGGTACGGGTCCAATATCAATTGAAGTTGTACCATTTGACCCTAAAAAACCCAAGAATCCTAAAAACAAACAACCACCACCTGTCTCGACTGAACCTAAGAAAAAATCTGAACCAACACCAGAAATGGTTCTAAAATTTGAACAAGCTTGGAAGTACAGAAAAGATCCTCTTGCAAGGGGAAGGATAGAAAGCGCCTGGGATAAAATGAGTTTTGAAGAAAAAAATCAGGCAATAGAATGGGCAGAATCTACAGGTAAAGATTGGACTCAAATGAACCTGCCACCTCCAACTAAAAAAACAACAGTTTCTCCAATTAGTTCGATGATGAATTCTGGTACTCCAGTCGCATCAAGTAATTCACCTGCAGAAGTTGCGTCATCAAATAATATGGATTCACCGCTAGAACCATCCGATACCTCAAGTTATTATACAAATATTGCAAGTACATCTATACAAAATCAAAATCAAAAACCAATTGAAGATTCTAAAACTGATGGTGGTATTGGTAAAATGATTTCACTTATTAATATTTCTCCATTATCACTAAGTACTGAAAATATTTCTATTGGTCCACCATCTGAACAAAAACCAAACATAATATATAAAAGAATAGCATCTTCTAAACAATCTTCTACCGGTGGTATTTCTCCCACTACAGGGCAAGCAAATCAAATTCCTATAATATCTGCCTCTAATGCTGATAATTTTCTTTCTCTTAATTCACGAGTAAATTATGGAGTAGTGATATAGATGGCAATATCTGTAAGATCTCCTAGAAATCCTATTAATTTTAATACTAGTATTACATCTATACAAAAATCTTTTTTTGGAAGTAGAAAAAAAGTAGAAAATCTTACAACTATATTATCAGAAAAAATAGCGAGAAAAAAACAAGGTATTAATTTAAATTATATTATGGCAAGGAGAAGAGATGAGTCTGCAAAAAGACGAGAGAGGGAAGACTTGTTGGAGGCATCTTCATCAGGCAATTCTTCTATTAGTAGAACATCTTTTGCTGATAGAGTTGTACCAAAATCTGCAGAATCTTCTGGAAAAGGATTTTTGGGAAGAATTATGGAGTTTACTGGAACTCTACTAACCGGATGGTTATTTACCAATTTGCCGGTTTTTCTTGAAGGATCTCAAATATTAATACGTAATATTTCAACTCTTACTGATATTTCTAAAAAATTTACAAATACCACTAAAAAATTATTTGGTGAATTTGGGTCACTTTTAAATGGATTTGCATTAAACTTAGTAACTCTTGATTTTACTGATAGTAAAGGAAGAGTTTCTAGTTCATTTAGAGATATCTCTATAAGTTTTAATACTATGAAAGACCAATTTGATGAGGCATTTAAACTTCTTACTAAAGGATTGCCAAGTATAGGTAAAAAATATCCAAATACTACAAATGGTGACATTCCTAATAATGAACCTCCAACTACAACTCCACCTACGGGGGGGAGGTCTTCAGACTATTGGACTCTAATCGCAATTTCTGCATTAGAAGATGGGGATCCTCAAGGTAGAGCAGATGTGGCACAATCAATTTATAATAGATCAAATTCTGGAAAGTTTCCTGGGGGAAAAAATATTAGATCTATTATAATTGCAGGTGATGGAGGACAGTATCAACCTGTAGAACGTGCAGTAAAAGAATTTAAAAATATAAAAGACAGAGATAGTGCGATAGCAGCTATAATGGAAGCGGACAAAGTATCTAAAAAAACTGCCACCAAATATATTGATGATACTGTTTCTGCAATTAATGATACAACACTACGAAAAAATGCAGCAGAGTATATTGAAAACCGAACTGACTTTCTTGGTGTCGGAGCAAATCCAAACCAACCAAGTTCAACTTCGTTAAAAAGAAGAAATCCTAGTGATAATATATTTGGTAATTTTGTAGGATCTGCTTCATTTGAATATGGAAAAACTAAAAAAGGGAAAGCATCACCCCCTCCAGAAACTATATTTCCTAAAACTCAACCATCACAACCCTCAAAAAAAATAGTACTTTCTCCACTATCAGGAACAAGTGGAACTGTAGCAGGAGGAATACCTTTAAGTGTTCCATATAGTCCATTTAAACCTGGATCTGGAGCAGTTATTACTTCTGGTAAAGGATGGAGACCATCAACAAACAGTAATCACAGCGGATATGATGTTGGTGCCGCCTCAGGCACTCCAATATATGCATATTTCCCTGGAGTTGTGACACATGTTGCAACCGTTAACTCTTATAATACTGGAGGATATGGTAACTGGGTTTTATGGAAAGATGATATTTATGGGGCTTATCATTTTTTTGGGCACATGTTAAATCCTCCACCAGTTCGAGTTGGATTGAAATTTGGTCGAGGGCAGTTAATGGGTTTAGTTGGAAGTACTGGGGTATCTCAAGGACCTCATTTGCACTGGGAAATTTCAAATAACCAGCCAGATGGAGCAGGAAACATGAACTCTCAACAAGATCCTGGGTCATGGTTACGGAGTCATCCATTACCAAAATCATATTTGTCATCATCTATTTCAAATACTCCACAGTCAGCACAAATCGCATCTGCCGGAACTCAACAAAGATTACAACAATCTCAAAATATTGCACTACAAAAATCTTCAGGATCTACAATTATAGTAATTGAAGAAGATGCACCACCGTATCCTCAACCTCAATATTCTGGTGGAGGAAACTCTATGTTGATTCCAATCATAATTGATCCGTTAAATAGTTATATCTCACAAAAACTTTTATTAGATTTAACATATACATAATGTCTACAAAAAAATCAATTTACGAAGAACTTATAATAGAATCTAATGATCAAAAAAGAACTATTGATATTAGAACCGGTACATCATCAATTGATTATTATGAAGATGTTTTTTCTCCAATAATTACTGTAAAAATACAGGTGGGAAATACTGGAGATTCGATTCGGGAATCAGATTCTGATGGGAATGCAACTGGAACATTTCAATCAATTTATAATGGACTTCCATTAAGAGGAGGGGAACGAGTTTCTTTAAAAATTGCTGGAAATTCTGATACAAATCCTGGATTAGATTTTTCTACTGATGAAACTGATTATCTTTATGTTTCTAGTATTAAAAATGTAATTTCAGAGTCTCAACGAGAGTTTTTTCAACTAAATTTAGTATCAAGAGAAGCGATTACGAATGAAACTGTACGAATTCCAAAAAAGTTTAAAACAACTGCTGGAATCAGTAGTTCTGTAGATTATATTATTAAAAATTATTTAAAGACTGATAAAATTCATAAAATTGATAAAACACAAAATACATATGGGTTTATTGGGAATCAAAGAAAACCATTTTCTATTTTAGTGTGGTTAGCTTCAAAAGGAATTCCTGAAAGTTCAGAAAAAGATGCAACTGCCGGATTTCTTTTTTATCAAACTCAAGATGGATTTAATTTTAGATCTATTGATGGATTGATTTCTCAACCATCCAAACAAGAGTACATTTATACTGATGTTAATCAATCTGGAACTGAACGAGATAATGATTTTATAATAATACAATATAGTACAAATGTAAATCAAAATTTAATTGAGAAACTTCGTCTTGGTACTTATGCCAGTCAAAGAATATTTTTTAATCCATTAACTTTTAGATTTACTGATCCTAAAAAAGGACTCTTTAAATTAAGTGATTATTCTGGGGGTATGAATAATTTAGGACAAGAACTTGAGTTGCCAAAAATTTCGAATAGTTCTAATGTAAGTTTGGGAGATTGCCCAACAAGAATTATTACTGCTATTTTAGATATTGGAACTATGGAACCGGGAGTGTCAACTGGCAAAAATTCTGATCCATTTAAATATCAGTCTCAAGCAATCATGAGATATAATGTTTTATTTACTCAAACTTTGAGTATGATTATACCATCAAATACAAATTTAAGGGCTGGAGATATTATTACTTGTAACTTTCCTAAAAACTCAAGAGAAGATGGAAAAATTTACGACAGTGAGCAAAGTGGACTATATATGATAAAGGAATTGTGCCATCATTTTGATACTACCGGTTCTTTTACTTCCATGACTCTGGTTAGAGATACTTTCGGTAAATATGGTACGAATACTAAGGAAACATAAATGGATGAATCATTACTCAAAAGTAATTTCATAGGGAGAGACGGTTTTCGTTGGTGGGTAGGTCAAATACCACCAGAAAAGTTTCATGGTGGGCAGATAAATGGTGCCGGGTGGGGTAATCGCCATAAGGTTCGTATTATGGGATATCATCCATATAATACAGAAGAACTTTCGAATGAAGATTTACCCTGGGCTCAGTGTTTATTACCTACAACATCTGGAACTGGTGCCGCAAATCAGGCAAGTAGCACTAAAATATCTCCTGGAGATATTGTATTTGGATTTTTTCTTGATGGTGATAATGGGCAGATTCCTGTTATTATGGGATGTTTTGGAAGAACTGACCAGGTTCCTGATACTGAGGCATCTGGACCATTTCAACCATTTACTGGATATACCTCTAAAATAAAAAAACCAAATGGAACTTTAATACCAGATCAATCTAATCAGAATAATGCAGATGCGCAAAAATCTCCAAGACATGTATCTCCCGAGCAGGCAAAAAATCTAGATAAAGATGAAATCTCATATTATGGTGCAATTGGGGATAAAATTCAATTAGCAAATACTGTAGGTAGTACTGTAATTAATAAAATTTCAACAGAAGTAAGTAATCTTGTCAATAGACTTAAAGTACCTAACATATTTACTAATATTAAAAATGAAATTAATCGAGTAGTTGATAAAATACAGGCAATTACTAATGGACTAGTCGGTAGTATGATGAACGGTCTGTTTAAATCTATGATACCTATTTTTAAAAGAGGACTTGGATTACTTTATAAATCCGTTTTTGCTAAAGTTCTTGCAACAGGTGTTGGTGCTCCAGCGGCAGCGTTGGCAGGGATTGCTGCACAAAAAGCGTTAGCTATTCCTATGAAAGCAGTTCAGGACGCACTTTCTTGTGTTGCCGGTTCTGTGGTCAATGGCCTTGGAAATATTATTAAAGATATGTTGAATTCTGTGATTGATAATGTAGAAAATTTTGTAACTTGTGCCGCAAATCAATTTGTTGGAGTCTTAGTAAATGATATTATTGGAAAAATTACAACTGGACTTGGTTCTGTTTTAGGGGGAATACAGACAATATTAGAACTTTTACCCGGATTCAGTATTGATAATTTGTTACGAGCTGGTTCTGATGCAATTAAAGGTGTTGTTGGTATTTTTGACTGCAATCAGAGTAAATCTAAAGGTCAAGGGTTAGTAGATGAATGGATAATTGGTCGTGGACCCGTGAATGCACCAGGACCAGATTTTAATAAAATTTTAGAAAATGCAAATATTACAAATGCAATTTCAACTGCAGGAAATATATTTAATGAAGTTCAGGATATTATTGGTGGAGTTAATGAAGTTACTGCAGGAGTTACTGGTGCATTTAGTGCAATTAATAATATTCCAAGGAAAGTTGACGGATGTTATACTGGACCAAGATTATATTGCGGTGCTCCAACAATTAGTATTTTTGGTGGCGGAGGATCTGGTGCAACTGGAATATCTCTTATCGGTGGAATTTCTGGTATTTCTGGTAGTGTAATTGGAGTTAAATTGACTAATGGTGGTTCTGGGTATAGATTTCCACCATTTGTTGAAATCTCTGATAATTGTAATCAGGGATATGGTGCAATTGGTAGAGCAATTATTGATTATGATGAAACTTCCCCTACATATGGGCAAGTTACTGAAGTATATATTGTTTCTGAAGGTGAAAACTATCCAATTGGAGATTTGTATGATGATTCGGATGATACAACTGCAGACACCGTAATTGCTGATAATAGTAAAAAAGAACCAGACCCATTTGTTCCTAAAATTTATGTGGTCCCTAATGTAATTATTGTAGACCCTGGAAATGGTTATGAGGATACGGATAAGGCGAAAGATCAGTTTAATAATGATTATTCTATTGAAATAGATAATGGTAAGATAATTAAGATTCAAATTATAAATATTATAAATGGTATAGATAATATTGTTACAGTAACTGATCTTCCTATAATTACAATTAGTTCTAATACTGGTTCTGGTGCAATATTAAAACCAATATTAGATTTTGAACCCGTAGAATTCCAAGGCGAAGTTAAACAAGTAATTGACTGTGTAAAATAAAATGACAGAAAGAGCATTTGATAAACAAAACTGGCAACAAAGAAACATAGAGAGTTTTGGTCCAAAGTTTAGAATAGATATGTGTAATCCTCAAATGGGATTAAACGGAACTGAAGTTTATACATTATATTCAGTAACTGATAATAATGATATTTCTTTAACTGGGTTGAGTGAAGGTGGAATGTATCATCTTTATAATGACCAATCAATAGAAATTATTGCCGGACAAAAAAGTTCCTCAAATGGTGTTGATATTTTAATCAGTAGTAGAAATGGTGATATTTGCATTCAGGCGGAAAAAAATGGAAAAGTAAGAATCCGTGCTCAAAATATTATGATTGATGCAGATGAAGATGTTGATATTAAGGCTGGAAGAAACATTACTCTACAATCTGGATCTGGAAGAGTTGTTGTAAAGACTAATAAATTTGATTGTGATGCATTAGATGGAAACCTAGCACCAGACATTACAAATTGGGGAGTACAAGTATTTTCTGGATCTTTTGTGGGTGAAGATATTATCAAAGACATTTTTGTCAAAAAGGCAGCTTCTATTATAGGATTATAATATGCCTGATGATATTATAGTAACTGGTACTGTATCAACAACTGCATCTATTCAACCAATTTCTGATCTTGGTACTGATATAACTGCTGATGATAATAAAGATATAACTGTAACTGGTAAAGAATCTTATTTTAATGAAGATGCCAGATTTTTAAAAGATGTTTATGTTTATGGAACTCTATATTATGATTTTCAGGCGAAGTTCTTACAGGATGTTTATATTGAAAATTCGTTAAATGTTGGAATTCTTACAGTTAGAAAAAGATTAGATGTTGGAATTGGTGGAACTGTATTAAGAGCAATTGCCGATCTTGAGGGACTTCCTTTTACTTCAGGAAAAGTAGGAATAGGAAGCACGTCTCCCAAACAAACTCTTGATGTATCTGGAATTACAATTGTCAGTGAAAAAGTTGGTATTGGTGGAACTGTACTACCAAAACAAACATTAGATGTAATAGGGACTGCAATTGTTAGTCAAAAAATTGGTATTGGTGGAACTACATTACCTGAACAAGTAGTTGATGTAAGCGGAAGTGTAAAGATAGATGCAAATATTTTTGACTCAGTAAATTCACCGGGTAAAAACGGATATAAGTTAGCTAGAGACATTAGGGGAATTCGTTGGATTGCTATGTTTGCTAATGGAGCTGTAGAGGGAGTTGGATTTGGTACAATTGTATTTCCAAATAGCGCCCAAGCGCCATCAGCAATAAATATAGGAACTGCTGCTAGAATTTCTACAACAACAACCACAGTCGCAACTACTGCAGCAACAACAATTAATAGTTTTGCAATTGCAACCTTTAGGTCTGCAAGAATACTAGTGCAGATTACTCAAAGCACTAACTATCAGGAGAGTGATATATTAATTATTCACGATGGAACTACTGCCACTATTGTAGAATATGGTTCTATTGCAACAAATGAATATTTGGGAACCTTTAGTGCCTCTATTTCTGGTGGTAATTGTTTATTAAGAATAAATATGAATAGTGCAACATCTGCAACTGTGAAAGTCTTATTACAATCAATTACTGTGTAATATAATACTTATTCTCAACAATTTATATCTTTTAATTTCTATAAATAGCAATAACGCTAAAACCTGAATGTCAAATTATCTATATGTTCAAGATGAGGGAGTATTTATTCCAACAAATGATTTAGCGCAGTCATTTGCTGCGTTAAACTTTGTTCAAAAAAATAGTCTTGGAATTGGAACAGATAATGTAATACCAGTCGTAAATACTGATAATCCAAATTGGATTGCTGATATTCGGACTAAAGATTTATGGGGATTTGTTGGATCTGGAGATCAGGCACCAATTTATAGAATGACTAAGGTTGGTATTAAGAATGATAATCCAACCGATGATTGTGATATTACCGGAACTCTTCGTGCAACAGATACTGTAAGATTTACTAAAGATGAAGATACTACAAGTGCAGTTACTGGAACACTTAGAGTAACTGGTGGAGTTGGGGTTAGTAAAAGAGTATTTGTCGGAAGTGCTGAAGACTCAACAAGTGCAGTTACTGGAGCACTTAGAGTATCTGGTGGCGTTGGTGTAACTAAGAAAGTATTTGTTGGAGATGCTGAAGACTCAACTAGTACATCTACAGGAGCTCTTAGAGTAACCGGTGGCGTTGGTGTAACTAAGAAAGTATTTGTTGGAGATGCTGAAGACTCAACTAGTACATCTACAGGAGCTCTTAGAGTAACTGGTGGCGTTGGTGTAACTAAGAAAGTATTTGTTGGAGATGCTGAAGACTCAACTAGTACATCTACAGGAGCTCTTAGAGTAACCGGTGGCGTTGGTGTAACTAAGAAAGTATTTATTGGAGACACAGAAGACTCCACAAACTCAACAAACGGAGCACTTAGAGTAGTTGGTGGTGTTGGAATTGGGAAAACTTTAAATGTTGGTGGTGCGACATCTATTTCACAGACTTTAAATGTTGAAAAGGCAACAACACTTAAGACAACCCTTCAGGTTGGTATTGCCGGAACAGTCATTACAACCACCGGAATTGGTTCTGTTGGTATTGGAACTAATCTCCCAGCAAAAGGATTAGATATTGCAAATCAAGTATTAATACAAAAAGCAGTATATGACTCAAACAGAAATGTAGGATATAAAACAGAATTTTATAAAACTCCAAGAACAGTATTAGGTCAAGTTGGAGTTAATACTGCCGGTGAAGTTATTAGTGATAGATTTTTCGATGCCGCAAATTTAATCAGACTTAATCTTGATTTTATTGCCGCAGAGGCAGTTGGATTTATTACAAGCACTGATTATAAAAGTCCGGCATTTATTGTTCCTGGAATTAGTTCTTGCAAAGATGATATTAAAGATATTTTAAAAGCAATTACACTTGATATTACGAAGGGTGGAAATTCTCAATCTGTGGGTGCCGGTCTTTCTTATTATAATGGGGAATCACTTATTCACATTATAGGAAATGCAAATAATAATTATAGCATCCAAGATGCAACTATTGTTGCAATCACGACTGCTGCACAAATTTCACAAAAAGTAATTAATAATGTTTTATTAACAAAATCATACCAAAGCGGTGTAAGTAGTATTCGCCAGATTAGAGACTTAACGATACAGGATGATGCTGCTGTTAATTCTAATTCAAACCCCGCAGGATGCGCTAACGTAGTTTCTGCAATTTTCGTAACTGCCGGTATTGTAACTGCAATTATTGGAGGTGGGCCCGGTGCTTCCCCACCTCGTACTGAACCAGATG